TCGGGGGTTCCTCGTTGATACAAACCTCGCCCGAGCGGCAATCGAAGCGGTTGACCGCGAGCAAATCGAACTCAGAAAGCAAACTCGGGACAACACCGACGGCGCCGTAGAGTCAACCACGCAGCGGGACGTACTCCTCGAACACATCCTGCAAGAATACGGAATAGACCTCCCCGACCTTACCAAAGCCACCATAGAACGGCGGGTACAGGATCCCGACTTGCCGCGCGAGTTACAAGAACTCCTGCTTATCCGCCTGCAGGCGTCCGCTTCCAGTACCACGAAGTACAAAGCCCTTATAAACGCGGTCAACGATGACGACCGGCTACGTGGGACCATTCAGTTCTGCGGTGCATCCCGCACCGGGCGAGCCGCTGGCCGCACATTCCAACCGCAAAATTTACCGTCCAGGGGACTGCTACCCAAAGACCAGATAGCGGCCGGTATCGACGCATTGAAAGCCGGGTGTGCGGATCTCGTCTTCCCGAACGTGATGAAATTGACCAGTTCCGCGATCCGCGGTTGCATCATAGCGCCCCCGGGTATGAAGCTGGTAGTGGCCGATCTCCGCAACATTGAGGGCCGGGGGCTCGCCTGGCTGGCCGAAGAGGAATGGAAGCTGCAGGCGTTCTACGACTTCGATGCCGGGATCGGGCACGACCTGTACAAGCTGGCGTACGCGAAGGCGTTCCGTGTTTCCCCTGAAAGTGTTGTCGACGACCAGCGGCAAATCGGCAAGGTCATGGAACTGATGCTGGGCTACGGCGGCGGTGTGGGTGCGTTCATTACCGGAGCCGCCACCTACGGGTTCGACATCGAAGAAATGGCGGAGAACGCCTGGGATTACCTACCGGGCGAACAGGTTCACGAAGCCGAAGGGTTTCTGGAATGGGTGAATAAAAAGCGCATGTCGCGGTTTGGGCTATCGGATAGGGCTTTCCTTGTGTGCGATGTTTTCAAACGCCTATGGCGCGCCGCGCACCCCCGCACGGCATCATTCTGGGGAGAACTGGAAGCCGCTGTCCGGCAAGCGATCAACAACCGGGGCAATACTTTCGAATGCCGCAAGCTGCGGGTGCGGCGTGACGGTGCCTGGTTGAGGATCGTTCTACCTTCCGGTCGCGCGCTGTGCTACCCGTTCCCTAAAATAAGCGATGAAGGCGAAATTTCCTACATGGGTATGAATCAATATACCCGTAAATGGTCGCGTATAAAGACCTATGGCGGGAAGCTTGCGGAGAACGTTACACAGGCCTTTGCAAGGGACGTAATGTACTACAATATGCCAGCCATTGAAGAGGCCGGATTTCAGTTACTATTATCGGTACATGACGAGAATATAACGCAAGCACCTGATATAAGTACCTTTACAGCGACTCTACTTAGTGATATAATGGGACGTAATTTAGACTGGTGTAAGGGACTCCCGCTAGCGGCTGCGGGTTTCGAAAGTTACAGATACCGTAAGGGGTAGAATGAAAATTATTGGACTTACCGGCAAGGCCGGAGCGGGAAAAGATACGGTGGCGGATCGCCTGGTTTCGAATTACGGATTTCTGAAATACAGTTTGGCCGGACCGCTGAAAGAGATGCTGAAAGTTATCGGCGTTGACTGCGAGAACCGAGAAACAAAAGAACTTCCCCATCCGGTGTTCGGCGTATCCCCGCGCGTAATGGCGCAAGCCCTCGGTACCGAGTGGATGCGTAAATGCGTGGCACATGATGGCTGGATCCGCTTAGCGGCACAATTCGTCAGTCAGACAAGGGCAATGAACAATCTGGAAGATGTGCCCACTGTGAAAGGCATAGTTTTTTCCGACGTACGCTTCGTGAATGAAGCCGAGTTCATACGGACCCACGGAACCCTGGTACATGTATGGCGGCCTGATATTGCCCCTGTAGCGGCCCACGAATCGGAAAACGGGATCCCCTTCCAGGATTGCGACCGCGCGCTGATGAACGACAAAACCGTAGAAGTAACCTTCCGCCGGCTCGACGACATCATGGCGGACCTATGAGCATCGAACGCGAACTGCTTACCGAAGCCGCCGAACGCCTTGCGCGGCATGCGGTGAATATTCCCGACCTGATGCTGGGCGACAAGATTTTCAAACACCTTCACGCTACCAATAAACAAGGGCGTGCCGAACCGGAACAGCAATTAGAGCAGGTGGATTGATGACCGACCCCATCGTCAAAGGTTTGGTGTATATGATCTGCCTGCTCGGCGCCGTTGACTATTATTTGTGGGTAAACCATTCCTTCACGGTTCCGCTATGAGTCAATCGAAACGCGGTTCAGTAATAGAAACAGTAACTAGTACCGTTATCGGTTACAGTGTTGCGGTTATATCGCAAGTAACCATATTCCCCCTTTATGGTATAGACCTGACGCTAGACTCAAATATGGTAATAGCGGCATGGTTCACTATCATTTCCCTCGTTAGGGGATATTGGGTTCGACGTATATTTAACTTTCTACATGTAAAAGAGGTTTTAAAGTGAAACTTATGTTTCGAATGGGGCTAGTACACGAAGGACAGGTGAGTACGGAAGTCACGCAAGTAGTAGGTCTGGATGACGACATAAAACCTACGGAGATAATGGACGAGCTACGAGCCTGGGCGGACGCGCGAGTACACGCGAGTTACGATGTAGCGCCGGATGACGAAGGGGTTAAAGAGGAATGAACACGCCATACAACGCCGGCCGCCGTGCCGCCGAAAGGGGTTTCAGTCTGGACGACAATCCATACCAGGATGAGCAGTCCGCAAGCGAATGGGAAGACGGGTTCTATTCTTACCAGCCTAGACAGAAGATACGGAAAGGGGTTAGGGAATGGGCGTGAAAACCACCAGCATTATGCCCTGGTTCGTAGCTGTCTCCCTTTGCGGAATTATTTACCTGGCCGCTTTTAAGGTCGGCGGGCCATTCCCGACGGACAAGCACTGGACGTTTTACGTACCGCTGGTAATGATGGTGTGCTCGGCGATAGTTATCGTCCGGTGCTATTTCAAGATATACGCTATATTCGACCGTATGGACGCACGCGCGAAAGAGTATGACCGCAATTCGAGAACGTGATATAGAACGCTATCTGGTAACCCGTGTGAGGGACGCCGGAGGGGAGATACGGAAATGTAAATGGATCGGTAGGCGGGGCGCACCGGATCGCAGGGTTATGCTTCACGGTGGGCACTGGGTAGAACTGAAGGCACCCGGGGAAACACTGAGGCCGGAGCAGGCAAGGGAACATGAACGCATGGCGAAGCACGGCGACCCCGTGCATACGCTTGACACATTCCAGTTAATAGACCATTTCATGGAAGAAATAACAAGATGAACGTACCAATGGTGTTAGTTGACAACAAGAAAAGAGTCCTGGCCCGCCTGGTGAACGGCAGAGCTACCGACGTTATCCGCTTCCCGAAGGATACCGTTTTCGAGGAAAGCGAAATCGAAATGTTCCGGGCCGCGCCCGTGGATTTCAAGCAAGAGTTCGCGTTGTGATTGTCGCCCCGGCCGAAGTTCCCACCATACCGCCGCCGATGCCGACATGGGTGGATCTGCTCATGCCGCCCCCACCCCCGTTACGCAGGAAGCGGGAAGTGCACAGTGTAACCTGCCCCATGTGTAGGATTAGACCCCGGGCCGTAGGTGGTGTTACCGGCCCGGCGTTGAAGGCGTATTGCGAGGACTGCTCTAAAAAACGGGCGAAGTATTATTACGAGAACAGAAAGAAAAAATGACCCGCAAGGTGTACACCCCCCGCCCCTACCAGGGGCTTATTACTTCCCACATCATGGACGTGCCGCGCTGTGCTATATGGGCGGGCATGGGAATGGGCAAGACCATATCAACGCTTACCGCCCTGGATAACCTGTTCCTGTGCGGCGATGACCGCCCCAAGCTGGTTCTCGCCCCGTTGCGGGTCGCAAAATCCACCTGGCCGGAAGAGGCCCGCAAGTGGGACCACCTTCGCCACATCAGCGTAATGCCGATATTGGGCAGCGAAGCCGAACGGCGGCAGGCGTTGAAGTACGACGCCAGTATTTACACCACGAACTACGAGAATATCCCCTGGCTGGTGGAACACTTCGGCAAGCGGTGGCCGTTCGACCATGTTGTGTCGGACGAGTCCACACGGCTGAAAGGGTTCCGGTTGAAGCAAGGTACGAAGCGATCCCGTGCGCTGGCGAAAGTTGCCCATACACATATCAAGCGGTTCACGAATCTAACCGGCACGCCGGCACCCAACGGGCTACAAGACCTATGGGGGCAAACGTGGTTCCTGGACGCCGGCCAGCGGTTGGGTAGAACCTACACGGGGTTCCGGGACCGCTGGTTCGCCCCGTCGTTCGACGGCCACTCACTCAAGCCACACGATCACACGCAACGGGAAATACAAGCCGCGCTCGGGGATCTCTGCCTTACCGTTGACGCGAAAGACTGGTTCGATTTGAAGGAACCGATCGTGAATAACATATACGTGGATCTCCCGTCCAAAATCCGCCGCCTATACGACGAGATGGAAAAGGATTTTTTCATCCGTTTGGAAAGCGGCCACGAAATCGAAGCCTTCAACGCGGCCGCCCGCACTCAGAAGCTTTTACAGATAGCGAACGGCGCCTGCTATGTGGATCCGCTGGTAGAGAACGACTACGACCCGAAATCCAAAGAATGGAAGGAGTTGCACGATGCAAAAATCCAAGCCCTTGAAGATGTCATCGAAGAAGCGGCCGGAGCTCCTGTACTGGTCGCGTACCAATTCAAGTCCGATCTCGCCAGGTTGCGAAAGTCTTTCCCATCTGGCCGACATCTTGATAAAGAGTCAAGCACTATCACGGCATGGAATAAGGGTGAAATCCCGGTACTGTTCGCGCATCCCCAATCCGCCGGCCACGGACTGAACCTGCAGGACGGCGGCAACATACTAGTGTTCTTCGGGCATACATGGAATCTGGAAGACCGCCTGCAGATACTTGAACGTATAGGCCCGGTCCGCCAACTGCAAGCCGGCTATGACCGGAACGTGTTCATACACAACATCATTGCGCGGGATACAGTGGACGAACTGGTAATGGCGCGAGTGGAAACCAAACGGGAAGTACAGGACATCTTACTTGAAGCGTTAAGGAGAAGGCATTGACCCCAACCACTGCCACGAACAGCGAACTGGGATGGCGCTACAGCGTACCCCCGGACAAGTATTCCAAGGTGTTGCTATTGCACCAGGAAGGATGTGTAGCGATAGGGTGCTGGGAAAAAGGGCTCGGCTGGATCGCATGGTGCCCGCTTCCGAAGAGGGATAAGGAACTCGAAAAACAACTTGGATTAAGGAGTTAGATATGGCCGATGAAGCAGACATCGCCGGTTCGGAAACCGCGCGCGATAACGTAATTTTCAACGACCGGATGGCGCTTATACGGGTGAAAGCTGCCCACATGCCCACCGGTAAGCAGGGTGTTTGTAAGGAGTGCGGAGAACACTTTTTGCGACTCGTACAGGGACACTGCGGAAGATGCAGAGATTACTTGAAAATACCGTAATAAGTGCTTGACACGGTTACTATCTCCTGATACAGTTTCACTACCATTTACGGTTACAGGAGATAGTGAAATGCCAAGGAACATTAGCGACACCGCCGGGATTGATTACTCGTATGTGGACACCCCCGAGGAAGAGGTAAGTTATCAGGAACAGGAAGTGTTCCACTTCCGCGCGGTTGAGCGGTTCATGCCAGAAGAACGGAGTTACGAATGACCCTCCCGTGGTTCCTGGTCGCCTGGTTCGTAACCACGGTTGCGTTCACCGGATGGGTAGACAACCACCGGCAAATGTTGGTTAAAGGTACATGTGCCAGCGATCGGGAATGGGTAAGACATCCCGATTGCAATCCCGATCCGAAACAGATAATTCGTACAGCTACAGGAGAAAAATATGTCAGGTAAACCGTTTGATCTGGAAGCCGCTAAAAAGGGCGACGCGGTCCTTTGCTTGGATGGCTCGGGGCGGTGGGTGACAACCAAATTCCACGGGTTATCAGCCAGGGGAAAACGACTTGTGGTAGAGCGGGATCTGGGTGCGGGTATCTGGAATCTTGTATACGCGAAGGCCGATGATCTTCGCATGGCCCCCAAGAAAGTGACATGGTACTGCCGGCACTTCATAGACGGCGGGGGTGTCCCGCAAATGTACAGAAGCAGAACGCTTATAGATTGCACCCTCGAAAGTGGCGACTGGCACGGCGAACTCTTTACCATTGAAGTGGAAGAATGAACCAAACCCCCAACCGCGATCTGAAAGCCCCTGAAGCCGCTGAATATCTGGGGCTTTCTCTTCGGACTTTTTACTATTTTGTGCAGCAAGGAAAAATCCCTCGTATCATATACGGCCCGCGCGTAACGCGCTTCGATACGGCGTCCCTGGACGCCTTCAGACAATCATGCCGATCCGATACGATAAAAGTAAGAAATGCTGGCGTTTCGAATTCAACCGGAAGCTTCCCAACGGCGAACGGTACCGCACTTCTAAACTCCTTCCTAAAGGTTGGAGTGAAACTCAAGCCCGAACATTTGACCAACAGGAAAGCGCCCGCCTGTACGCCGTCGCAAGCGGCATCGAGAAACCAATTCCCGAGATAGACGAAGCCGTGCAGCTATACATCGAACACAAAGTACCGCATTTAAAGAACGGTACCAAAGCCGCCCAGGACATGGCACACCTTCTGCCCTACATTACCGGGAAGCGGTTGGACGCGCTGGGTGCCGTCGCTAAGAAATATGTGCAAGAAAATCCGCACCTGGCACCCGCCACCGTCAAAAACAGGTTGGCTTATCTGAAGGCGGCGGTGCGGTATGCGTACACCGACCACGATCTAGGGGATCGGGATTACACCGACAAGATGATAATGCCGAAGGTGAACAACAAGCGGCACGTCTATGTAACTCAGGATGCGTTCCACCATAAGCTGCTCACGCACTGCGAAGATACCGAAACGCGAGCCCTGCTTACCCTCGCCTTTTACACGGGCCTGCGGTGGCGGTCGGAAATACTCACGTTGAAGGCCGACCAAATCCTGGTGGCGGACGGCCAGCCGTGGATCAGTATCCCGGACAGCAAGAACGGTACCCCGCACATGATCCCGGTGCATCCTAACGCATCCTGGGCGCTACAGTTCATTCCGTTCCAGTGGGGTGACTCGTACTACTACCAAAGGTTTTGGGCCGCTCGTAGCGCCGCAGGAATGAGCCACATACGCATCCACGACGAGAGGCATTCGCTCGCGTCCGCCCTGTTGTCAACCGGTGCCACGCTGGGGGAAGTGGGGAACGTGCTGAACCACGATTCGGTTCAATCGACGGACAGGTATTCGCATCTTTATCCCGAACGGGTAAAAAAATTGATTTTGGGGTTGCCGATTTTAAAAACTGAGGAGGAGTAATGGAAACACCATCAGAGCAGGAGATGCAGCCAGCAACACCCGAAGACATGAAAGTGTATCAGGCTATCGCGGATAACTATTTCAAGGACGCGGCAGAAAAATCCGCACCGGTAGGGACGATGGTATTTGAACCCCATGTAGTGCACGAATTATTTCAGGGGTCGTTCGACCCGGGATTTTACGGGCGCATGGCCGCGAGGAAGTGCCAAGAATTACGAAAGATAAGAACCGCTTCGGAAAAGGTCGGTGCGTGGTTATCGGCCGCCCTGGAAGACCCGAAAGTATGCGACGAGATGAAGGCGGACGTTAACGAATGGTTTGAAGCGGTCTTTCCTGTGGCAGAAAAATCCGCACCCCCCAGTGATACCCCCGAGGGGTACGAGCCGTAAGTCGTTGATTTTGTTGG